TGAGCCCGAGCATGGAGACCTTCATGGTCGCAGATGGCGAGACGGTCACCGGCTTCTTAGACGTGAACACCTCGGTCACCGAATGGTTCTATCTCGGCTTTGGCCGGGTTCACGGCACGCAGAACCAGCACCCCAGACCTATGTTCCTTGGCGGCGCTGCGTGGAGCGGCTCATTCAACAGAGCTAGCAGTGGTATTGAGATAGAGTTCTTCGTGAGCGGATATGCGGAAAGCGGGACGCTGTCAAGCTCCGACCCGAAGACAAGGTCGTCGTGCTGGCATCGCTGGGTCGACGGTCAATACTTTGCTGTGCACAATGTTGTCTCGTCTCAAGGCGTTCAGACAAGTGCGCCCGGCGACACGACCGTTGAGATGTTTACCTTGCCTTATGTGGGCGTGCCCGACACCGGCAACCCCGGCCCGAATGTAAGTATATCTCATGCCGAGGGCGCTCAAGAATTCACGCCATCGACGGGCACGGCGTTAAACAACCCGAACAACATGTACGCCTTCGTCAACGCGATGAGACCGACGCCGACAACGGTCACGCCAAACCCGAACAGGCAATACCCGCTTCTGCCGATCACCGTGCTCATGAAGAACCCCGACGAGAACGTCGTCGCCGACTTTAAGTTCGTTTATTATATACCGGGCAACGGCCAGGCGACGAAGAACAGAATCAAACAGGGCGGATACACCTACATCGTCGGGCAGAATCACGAAAAGACAGGGCAGCACGACTTCGCAGCTCTGCGCATGGATTAAGAGAGGCTAGATATGCCAGTAGTAACAGCACCGGGCAGCGCACTCACGGATTCGGGCGAGCTGCTTGACTGGATCGTCAACGAGCTAACGACGAACTATCGCTTCACGACTTACCAAGATAACGCCGGTGCCGGCGTCGTTCGAGCGTATATTCTTGAGCGCCCGCAGGTCGAGACGTTTCACAATGACGCGCCTATGACTTTGTGGCTTGCTAATTCAGACAGCGGCACTGAGTCTGATGACTCGCTTGCTACTATCGCCGGCTCGATCTCGATGAACATGGCGGCCGTCACGGCTGCCAGTTTCCTCGAAGACGTTGCCTCTCAATCGGTCACCGTTGACTTCGTTGACGATGCCGGCTCGCAGGAGATCAGAGTCACGGCCGGCGACTTCTCAAGCTGGACAACTGCGGGTTTTAGTGTTGGCGACTTGGTAGTTGTAAGCAGCGCGGCAACGGCTGGCAATAACGGCACTTATGAGATTCAAAACATCTCGACAACCTCGGTCGCTGGCGACTCTCTCGAAATTCTTGAAATCGCAAACGGCGGCCCGAAAGACATCGCAGCCTTCGACACTGGCGACGTGATAAGCGTAGTTGGTCAATACAAAGTCGAGGGAATTAACGGTAGGTCCGACACTAGCGGCTTTATGAACCTTCCAAGAAATGACGACCTTTGGGAGCCTACTTCGATGAGCGGCACCGGCCCCGACTTTTACCCGTACACGTCGGCGCAACTCTTGATCAGTCAAGACGCTGACCTTGCGAGCCCGACCGAGCCGCTGCACTTCATTTTGATACTTGAGACATCGCCCGGCGTTTATCGGCAGATGAGCTTCGGCGAGGTGGTCAAGCTGGTCGATTGGGTCGGCGGGCATTACTTCTCTGGTAGCTACTTTAACGAGTCGCAGGCGATCGACGCGAACGGCTTTGCCTGGAATCAGGGCGCGCACAACAATGTCTGGGATTACACCCTTTCGGCCGCAAACCCTGGCGGTTTGTGGCAAAGCGATTGGGTCAATGTGGGCGACACACAAGCCAACACGGCCGGGCGCGGCTGGCTCAGATTCGGGGCACAAGGCTCTGTCAGTCTTGACGCGCCGACGCACTACAACGCAGCCATCTACCCGCACCACAACGGCGCAGGCGGCTACCTGATCGGCTTCTCCCCGTCTGCCTTTAGCGGCCAGTCTGAGGCTTACCCGCTGACAGTCTTCGGCACGTATAACACGAATTCCTACACGGGCACCCAGCCAGAGCATGCGCCAATGGCGATTATTCCTGACGTATTCGTTGCCGACATCACTAACCTTGATGCCGGCTCTGTCTTTCAAGACCCGAACACATCAGAGAAGTTTCTCGTAATACCGTTCTACACCAAAGCGGGCAGCGACAACGGCAGCACCGAGAAGTGGGGCTACCTGATCCGCAACCCTGACCTGACGGTCTAACAAGATGGCCGACAATCCCGGCATATTAGCGGCTGACCAAGGCTTCAACTTTTTGAGGCCGGGCGCTGTGCCGCTCACTTTTGTCGCGCCGATCACCGGCTACCATAAAGACCCTGATCGAGTACGCCTCGAAAAGCAGAGCGATCAAGAAGGCGTGCTTGTCAAGACGAGGCTGGCGAACAGAATCGGCCAGTCTCGGAACGACAACAACGGCATCTTAATTGAGGGCTGGTATGACTTGTTCTGGAAGAACAAGCTGCACATCATACCGACTGACGGCTACAACCTGGGCAACATCGTCACCGCTCAGCAGCGCACGGTCGAGATATACAACGCTGGCGAGACGTTCGACCAACAGCAAAAGCTGAACACCATCACCGAGAACAACGCCGACGGCTTCAGCTTTATCAGCGGGCCGACTGGCGTGCCTCTTTACATCGGCGCGCACGAGTCTTTTATCTATGTCTGGGAGGTGAGCGAAGACGGCCAGCCGGTTCTGAACATGACGCTCGACTTCGGCTTCGAGAACGGCGTCGTGCTGACGAACTTCATCACCGGCAACCGACTCGTGCTGGTCGACTTCGAGCCACAAGCAGCATTCTCTGAGGTGCTTGAGTGGTACACCGACGTCATGGAAAAAGCGAACGGCTTAGAACAGCGCGTGTCGACCAGAGACGAGCGCACGAGAGCCTTCACGAGAAGCTACCATCTCAACGATGAAGAGGGCGTGCGGCTTGAGTCGCTGCTCTGGGGATGGCTTGAGCGCCAGGTCGGCGTGCCAGTATGGGAACAAGAGATAAACTTGACATCTGCAGCAGCGATCAGCGACACGACCATCAACACGACAGCGACGGCCGATCTAGGCTTCGTTGCCGGCGAGAACGCGGTCATCTGGACGCAAGAGGGCACCTTTGAGGCGGTAACAGTCTCGACTGTCAATGCCACCTCTCTCGACCTGCAAGCGCCTCTACTGCAAGCATGGCCCGCTGGGGCGCGTGTTTTCCCGCTCAAGACCGCCTACATGCGAGACGACGTTCAACAGAACCTATGGGTCGGCGATGGCTTGAGACGCTTCACAATCACTTATGATCTCACCGAAGACGTCAGCGACGCGAGTGAGGCAGGCTTCTCGACCTATCGCACCTTTCCAGTTTGGGAAGATGGTTTAACGCTGGGCGCAGAGTCTTACATGCGCACGATCAAGAAAAACATCATTCGAGCAAGGGCCGGCAAGTCGAACAAGAAGTTCGCGCAGTCGACCCGGCGTGAAGAGGCGACCAGTATGATCAGCGGCTTCACAATGTACGCCGAAGACGCTGCCGGCGTCAGACGCCTGCGTCAGTGGCTCGACGCTCGTCGCGGCCGTCAAAAGGCGTTCTGGCTGCCGTCGAGCAAGATCGACATGACCGTCGCAGAAGACGCTGGCGCGCCTGACACGCTGATCAAGGTCAATTTGATAGGATGGGACCGCTTTATAGAAAGCGCGCCAGGCTCGCGCAGAGACATTAGGATCGAGTACAATGACGGCTCGATTGACTACCGGCGCATCACTGGCAGCGTGCCTAATGGGGCGACCGGCGGCGAAGACCTGACAATCGACTCAAGCACGTCTCAAACATTTACGGCCGCCAACGTCGCGAAGATCAGCTTCATGCAGCTCGTGCGACAAGATAGCGACACGATAACAATCAGCCACGATCGCAAGAACGACATCGTCGTCAACGTCCCGCTGAAAGAGGTCAAAGAGTCATGACATTCGCGAGCGATGAAACATCAATACAAGACAGTCAACCCGTTGAGCTTTTCGCGTTTACGCTGGGCACGACTCTCGTCTCACTTACGAACGCCGACGAAGAGGTCACCATCGACGTGCGCACCTACCTGCCCGCTTCAATCAGTCGAGGGCAGCCGACCTATTCAGCAGAAAAGCCAGGCTCAGAGCTGCAAGTTCAGATCGCCATCGCAGACCCCAACGCAGCCGCCATCGTTCAGGCGTTCATACCTCGACCGCCGTCGGGCTTAACCTCTCTCGCAGTCATCCAAAGACAGCCGACAGGCGACCGGGGGTTCTGGTCTGGCAAGGTCGTCTCGTCGAACTACAACGACGAGATTCTCACTCTGCTCTGCAGGCCGCTGTCTGACATCAACAGCAAGGTGGCACCTCGCAGGGGCTACGGCATGCTCTGTCAGCACATGCTCTTCGACAACCGCTGCAAGGTCAACGTACTCGATCATCGAGAGATCGGTGCGGTCACTGCCATCTCGTCGGATGGCCTGACGTTCACCGTGCCGGGCATCGCTGCGCCGACCGTGCGCTACGACACCGGGCAGATACAGCTTGAGGGCGGCTTCGCTCAAGGCATGATCATCTCGCACTCGGGCGACGACTTTACTGTGCGCTATCCTATCCCAGAGATCGAGGTCGACTCGAACGTCGTCATCGTTGGCGGTTGCAACCGTGACACGACCGACTGCATCGCGTACAGTAACATCGCAAACTTCGGCGGCTTCCCGTACACGCCGGTCGACCGCAACCCCTTCGAAAAGGGCGTCGATAGGACATAGCAAAGCATGGAATTATTCACTTTATTTCTGATCAACGCCGCGCTCTTTGTCGCGGCCGAGCTTCTGCGACCGAAGCCCGAGATCGAAGACGCTGAGGCGACACCATTCGAAGAGGCTGCCTTTCCGTCAGTCGACCCGACCAAGAAAATACCGATTGTTCTCGGACGGGATACGATCAGATCACCGCACGTTGCTGACGTCACCGAATACAACACCGTGCCGATCACGAACAAGGTTAAGACCGGCCTATTCAGCAGCCAGCGCGTCACCGTAGGCTATCGCTACTTCGTCGGCATGCAGCTCATGATCTGCGTCGGGCCGGTCACGCTGCGCAAGATTTACTGGGACGACGACGAAATATGGTCGGGCACCGCTGCAGCTAACCCGAACGGCGTCGCGATCGACATCGACCTGCCCGACTACCTGGGCGGCCGAGAAGAGGGTGGTGGCCTTGTTGGTCGCATCACGTTCTTCGCCGGCACCGCTACACAAAACCAATCGAGCTACCTGGCGGGATTCCAGAGCGAAGGCATAGCCTACCGTCACACGGCGATGATCGTGCTTGAGAATTTCGAGGTCGGCGAGCAGCCAAACATTCAGCCGATGGCCTTCGAGGTAGAAAATTATGTCAACCCGCTCGGCCTGGCTGCCGGCACAAACCTGATCGGCGACGACTTGAACCCGATGTCAATCGCGGCCGAAGTATTCACAAACGACGACTGGGGCTTCAGCGAGCCGATCTCTTCTGTGCAGGCGTTCGACGCTGTCGCAGCTACGCTCGACACCGAAGGCAACGGCATGAGCATCAAGCTAGTCAAAGAGACGCGGCTCGACAAGCTGCTCAAGCAGATCGGCAAGCAGGTCGACGGCCAGCATCGCTACCGGCCAGACCTGACCGCCTGGGATTACAAGCTATTCAGAGACGACTACACCGTCGGCTCGCTGCCGCATTACGGCGACACTGAAGGCAACGTGATCAAGTACAGCAACTTCAAGCGCGTCAACTGGGACGAGCTGAACAACTTGATCGAGGTCGTCTTCAGCGACCGCACGACGAAGACGAAGCCGAGCCCAGCCATTGCGCACGACCGCAGCTTGTACGATCGCCTCGGCGGCCGCAACAACCCGGTCACGCTACGCTTCCCCGGCGTGCACGACAGAACGCTCGCGAACAAGCTCGCGAACCGTGCACTCAGAAAAGGCGCTTTTCCATTTTCTGCCGTTGACATACTGGTCGACCGCAATGCGTACAACTTGCTACCGGGCGACGTGATCAAATGGTCAGAGTCGACGCTCGGCATCGACCAGCTAGTCATGCGCGTCATGAAAATCAGCCTCGGAACGCCAGATCAGTCAGAGATTCGCATATCACTCGTCGAGGATGTCTTCGCGCAATCTTCTGCTTTGTTCAGCAATCCGCCGAACAGCTCATACGTGCCGAACAGCTCGGCCCCGATCAACACGACGGTCGGTATCTTCGAGGATCAGCCCTACTACCTGGCGCAGTTCGACGAAGACCGCAGCGCAGTCGAGGGCGTCGAGAAGCTCTTGTCGGCGGCAGAGTCACCGCAGAACAACTCGCTATACTATGAGGTCGAGAGCCGTGCGGGCGTGCCTGGCACCGACCCTTATATTGTCGGCGAGCAAGTACCCTACACGCCGAGCGGCACCTTACAGGATGGTCTCGACGTCACCGAGGCGAACATCGACGAGGTCGCGACCCTGGTCGTCGAGGGCGTCTCGAACTCGGCGCTGCTTGACGACGAGCTTGCGGCCGTCACTGACGAAGAGATCAAGGCAGGCGGGCGTCACTTCATTCTGATCGAGCACGCAACCGAAGAGCACGAGATCGTCGCCTACGATTCGGCCTCACGAGCGGGCAGCACGATCACGTTGAACAACGTGCACCGAGGCATGATCGACACGCTGCCGCAGGATCACCCGATCGGCGCTCGCGTCTGGTTCCTCAACGCCGCAATGGGCACCTTGCCAGACGAGTATACCGCGAGCGAAGACATTGACTTCAGATACTTCACCGTCGCCACAACGGGCAGGGCTGCCAGCGGTCTCGCCGGCACGATCGTCTTCAGAAATAGAACGGCTAGGCCTTATCTGCCTGGCAAGTTTGAGATCAACGGCCTTAGACTGCCGACCTCCACCTTCGCAGAAGATACGGCCTTTAACTTTGAGTGGCGTCACCGCGACAAAGAGACTGGCCGCGCTCAGTTCTCAGGCGACACGACTCAAGACGCTGCAGCAACCGACCTTGAGAGCGGCTTCGAGTACCGTCTTCGAATCTACGACGATGACACGAACACGCTTCTCAGAACGCGCCAGGGCACCGGCACTGGGGCGGGCGAGTTCACGACCTACAGCACGACGACCGTCACCTACGACTACCCGCTCGTCGATCAACAAGCTGACGGCGGGCCCTTCTCGACTTACCGGGTCGAGCTTGACGTCATCGACACCGCGACGGGCACGGTCGAATCGCTGCTCGACATCATTCGAGTCTTTACGGTTCTCGTACCGATCAACCTGCTCAAACGCGGCGAGATATATCAGGCACACACTGATCAGGGCACCGCGACGGCTTATTTCCCGATGGCCGAAGAGAGCGGCGCGATGGCCGACGTTATGGGCAGCTCGCCGAACATGACCTCGGTCGGCGCGAATGTCGGCTACCGCTCAGCGGGGCCGGCCGGCAATGACTACTCGGTCTTCATACCTGCAGAGCTGAACCACTACCTCACCATCGCAGACGACGCGACGAACGATATGGACGGGAATGTCGGCATAGGTTTCTGGTTCAGGTGCGGCCCGACCGATGGCGTCAACGATACGGCGCTCGTTTACAAGGGCTCGGTCACCGACGCCAGTAGCGCGAACACCTGGCGCATATACATCGACATCCTCGGCCGTCTGCGCTGGCAATGGAACACCGGCACGCGGAACGCATCAGTCTGGGACTCGAAGCGCGTCGACGACGGGCACTGGCACTATGTCTTCTGCTTTTGCGACAACCCCGGCTATATGATCCTCGACGGTCAGGTAGAAAAGAGCGGCGGTGCAGGCGCAACCTTCTTCGGCGCAAGCGCGGACCCGATCGTCATCGGCGGCCACAACGACAGCACATCTGCCGGCCTGGCAGACATTGAGATCGCGCATCTCTCATTCTGGGATGACGTCGGCCTTATGGGCAGCCCAAACTATAGCGGCGGCAGTCTGACCAACGCCGGCGCTAAGAACTTCGCAGAGTTTTTAGCAAGAGTAATGGGTGCGCACCGACGCATCAAAGAGCCGCACTATGCCGCAATGATGGCCCTGAAACCCAGCGCCTACTGGGAGTTTGGCGACTATGGCGCGCTGACAATCTCATCTAATGCGAGAGCGCCACTGATCGACCTGACAGGCAATAACTGCATGTCTAACGGCTGGAACGCTTCAAGCTGGTCGCCTACCGCGCCATCTAACACGCTGACCATGCAAGACACGAACGTCGCTCTGACGGGTCAATACAATCGCGTCAACGAGTTTGACGCGACCGAAGGCATACAAGTCGGCTCGTTCACGAATACCGGCGCGTCACCCGAGGGCAGCCCGATCGGGCTCGCTGACGTTTTCGCCGGCGACTGTGAGACGTTCTCGTCGGCCGCCTGGGTTAAGATCAGAACCGGCCATTCGACGCGCCTGTTCTTGTGGGGAGCTGGCGACTTCTCAAGCATGCAAAATAGTTGGGGCTTCGGCGTCGACGCCAACGGCTGTCCGTATACCTGGGCGACAGACAACTACCTGAGCACGTCCTACCGGCTCGTCACGTCAGACGACGCCATACCAGAAAACGAGTGGGTGCACATCGCCTTCTCAAAGACCGACGACACCGACGCCGTCTTCTTTATCAACGGCAAGCAAGTCTCGGGCGAGACGGTCTCGTTCAATTCGGCCGAGTGGGACGTTGTCGGCCGATGGGCTAAAGGCTCAAGAGAGTCGACGGGCTCGCAGGTTATGTTCTTGGCCGGCAGCAACGGCACCGAAGCGGGCGATAGCTCACCGTTCAAAACCTGGGACGGCTGGATTCACGGCATTGCGATCTGGATCGGCGAGCAAGTACCTAACGAAGACTGGGCCGGCCTATTCGCCGCCGGGCGATCGCCGAACTACTCAATGCTCGAAATGTTGGCAAGAGATAACCCGGCGCACCTTTACCCGCTCGAAAGCTCAACCGATGCGGCCGACTTGTTCGACAACTCTGGCGACGGACAGCCGACAGCGACCGGCACGTTCAGAACCGACACGCTTGCCATCGAGGGCGATGTCAAGGCGGGGCACACGACCGGCGTCTTGACGCCTGTAGGGTTTGACGCGAACGAGCAGCTCGAATATGCAACCGAGATTCTCGGCAACGCAGACCTCGAAGACTTCACGGCCGGCGTCATCATGAGGCCCAAAGATAACGGCGGCACGGTCGAAGTCATTTTTCGCAACTCTGACACGACTGACGACACAAACCTCAGCTTTCAGCGCATTGCCACAACTCACGAGGGGCAGTTCGACATCTTCGAGCCTTCAGGCGGCAGCATAACGACGCTCGACCCATTCGAGCCAGGCGTGCCGGGCTTGTTTGCTTATCGCGAAGAGGCCGGCGGCAACCGAAGCCTTTGGCGCAATCAGTCGGTCAACATAAGCGACGGCTCGGCGGAAGATTACACCGGCTCGACACAAGATCGCTTTTTTATCGGCGACCGATTCTCTGACGACCTCGGGTTCAATGGCGAAATCGCCTATGTGTTCGCCTTCGACCGTGTCGTTTCTGCGCCAATAATTCGCAGAATGTTCGCAAAAATGCGCGGGCATAGCGACGCTCAAGTCGCCATTCTGCAGCATGGGGCGCAGATACTATTCACGCTTGACGACGACCCTGGTATCACAACGACGCACATCAACGCCGCGCTCGACGTGAGTCAGGATGCAACCGCAGCGGGCACGGTCACGCAAAGCAGCGCCGGCGGGCTATGGCGCGCTCAAAAAATGATCAGCATGCTCTCGGCGAACAGCGCGCAGATCACCGGCGCGGCCGACGCCGATCTGACATCGTTCCCGTTTACCGTCGGCGGCCTGTTTCGCGTCGACGTCGCTGACGGCGATGCTTTTGTCAGCTTCAGCAACAGCGGCGCAAACGACGACTACTTCAAAATTGGAATCTTCGACAGCGCGGCCGGCATTGTATTCGGCAACGCTGGCGGCGAAGTATCTCGAACGACTGGCGCAATCACCGACGGCGATGTCGCCTTCGTTTGCGTAGTCTGCAACAGCGCCAGCAACAAAGAGGTCTACATCAACGGCGAGCTTGTGCTCAGCGATACCAACAACGACGCCTTAGACTTCCCGAGCACGATCGACAGCTTCGGAATCAACGCGGTCGTCGAGAGCAGCGGCACGACTCGCGGCAACGGCAGCTACTCGCACATCTTCGCGGTCGAGAGCGCACTGACCGACGCGCAGGTCATGGAAATCTATGCCGATCTGCGGCAAGACCTGCTCGTGGCGCACATGGTCAACAGCGGGGCCGATATGATCTACCGCCTCGACGAGTACATCGACGCGCAGCTCACCTTTCACGACATGCTCGACCGATCTCAGAAGGGAACCGGGACGGGTATAACGCAAGGCGTTACGGGCTTGATCAATTCGCGCAAGTCTCTCTGCGTCGACTTCGACGGCACCGGCGAGATCGACCTCGCTCGCACCGACTACCCGAACGGCGGCACGAATCGAGTGATCGAGTTCGTCGTCGAGGCCGGCTTCCTCGGCACGGTCTGCTCGATGGGCGACGACACTGACGCCGAGGCGTTTGTTGTTGCGATCGATAGCTCTGGCGACGTTCGAGTGCACATTCGCGGCAGCGGCAACGAGCGCATCTTCACGGCGGCGATCGACACCGGCACCGAGCATCATGTCGCTGTCGAGCTGAACGGTACGCTGCTCACTGACGTCAACTGCTACGTGAACGGCGCACTCGCCTCGGTCGGCACCGCTGGCTCTGGTACGACGCTGCTCGCCGGCAGCGCCGAGAACCTCACCCTCGGGTCGGTCGGCAACCTGACGACGCTAGGCGGCACGCCATACATCGACGCGACGGGCAAGCTGCAACACTTCGCTGTCTACTCGGCCGAGTGGGGCGCGACAACTACCGACTCGGCAGCAATCGCCGACTATCATCACGAGGCGCTCTCTTAAAACGAGACGCGCCTCACAAATTTCTTACACTTTCTCTTAATAGGGCGTTGACTTACTAAGTCATAGCCCTATAATACTCTCATCGACTGACAACAACGACGCAGGAAATTAGAGAAAATGATGACACGAGAAGAAAGACACGAACGCACCATTCAAGAGAACATCGAGAAGCTGAACGGTATGTTCGCTGGCGAGTACACCGTCGAGAACGGCGTTATGACTTGGAACAGCAACGGCAACGTGCCCTTCGATGACATGCTTGAAGCCGCTGCTCGCATGGGCGAAGAGATCGACATGCAGGCTTGCCAGAGCAAGCGCGACGGCGACACGCTGGCCTTCTTGAAAGAGTACAAAGAAGCTCGCAGCAACATGAGCGAAGAGCAGAAGCGAGAAGAGGCTTACGAGCGCCGCGCCGCCTTCGGTCCTGGCAAGACGATTGTAGACGTATTCACTGGCGAGACCGTTCGCACATAAGCGGTTTCCTGCAGGGGCCGCGATGGCCCCAACTTCGGCCCCGCTTCGGCGGGGCTTTTTTGTGACAAACTTCTCACAATATTCTCATAACATAGTGTGTGGTTTCTCCTTTATGATTCCCCCGCAAGCGGTAAAAAGGAGAAATCACCTAATGCGAATTTTATTGACAATACTCGCCATTCTGGCGACGACGACCGCCTACGCTGGCGGCAACAACAACACCGGCGGCAATAGCTGCCAAGGCAATTGCCCGCAGTCGAACGGCGGCGGCGGCCCGATCGAGATCACCAACACCAACACCAACACCAACACCAACACGGCGAACGCAAGCGCCGGGGCTGTCGCTGGTGCTTCTGCGGTCTCTGGCTCTCAGTCTATCGCGGGCGGCGGCGATGCCGTAGCGGTCGGCCAGGGCGGCAACTCGAACGCGATCAACGGCGGCAACACCGTGCAGGTCGCAGGCGGCGACACTCTGCTCGATGCTGGCGACGTGCTGGTCGACGGCGGCGACACTCACGTCAACGTCGACGGCGCTGATCTGAACGTCGAAGGCTCGCAGATGTCTGTCGGCTCTACCCTGGTCGACGCGAGCAGCTCGTACCGCGTCCCAGCGCACGCAGACGCCGGTCTCGCGATGTCTATGCTGCAGGGCTGCTATGGTATCGGCGGGGCCGATGCACGCGGCAGCGGCTCTCAGAGCGCCGGGGGCTTGACGTTGAACCTCTTCAAGCTGACGAACGACCGCTGCGTGCTGAACGCGAAGGCGCTCGAAGCTCAGGCGAACGGCAACCTCAAGGGCTACGTGACCATGACATGCGCCGACCGGGCCGTCTGGAAAGGCTACCGCGACGTCACCTCAGCACTCGAAGAGCGCAAGGTCGACAAGGGCGAGGCGATCCGCATCTGCGTGGCTGAGATGACCGAGACCGCTCTGATCATGTCGAAGCGCGTCACGAACATCGAGGCGAAAATGATCGAGATACTGGAAGGCGAAGGCTACGATGACGAAGAGATTCGTCGCCGGCTGCGCACTCTCGAAGACGTGGCGCACTTGCCGAACAAGGGCTTCTTGCTCAAAGATCACTCGGACTGACCTGCAGCAAATTTGCTACACCCTAAGCCGGCCTTGCGCCGGCTTTTTTGTGCGCGTGATTTATTTCACATTTTTTTACAATAAGGCATTGACGCGTTATGCTGAGTCCGTATAATGAGCACCATACACAACGACAAAAGAGCAGGAAAAAATGAACAACGCACAAATCGAACTGAAGACTGAACTCGAAAAAATCCCCGGTATCGTGACTGATCTCGATCACTGGGCCGAGATGGGAGTCTTTACCGTGGCCGACCTCGACGCCTACTTCGACGACGAGATCGAGAAAGAAGAACGCAAGGCGCGCTACTCGTAAGCGCGCAAGGGAGTATCAATCATGTATTTCGCAACTCACAAATTGCCGACCGAAAATCTGCCGAAGCTGCACAAGCAGGTCAAGCAGCTCAACAACAAGGCCGCGAAGGCTCGGGTCACCTCGGGCAGCCTCAAAATCACCGTACTGCACGAAGTCATCCAGTGCGTCGGTCGAGACGAGAAAGGCCGCGAAGTCTTTCGCTCTTTCACCTGGGTCACCTTTCTGAGCAACGCTGACTTCGTTCTCGAAGGCTACAAGTTCGTCGCTCGCTACGACTTCGAGCGCGACGTCGAAGGCAACCCGGTCTGCCATCTGCACGCTATGCCTGGCGCTGACGTGCCGGCCGAGTTCAAAGAGACCGACGGGCACTGCGATCACTGTAACGCTCGCCGCTATCGCAAGAACACCTTTCTCGTGCTGAACACCGAGACGGGCGAGTACAAGCTCTTCGGCCGCCAGTGCTTGAAGGACATCTTCACGGTCAGCGTCGCGCAGATCGCGAACCTCTTCGAGTTCGTCCGCAACCCTGGCTCGATTGCCGGCTATGACGAAGACATGCCTCACGGCGTTCGTCTCCCGCACTACGACCCGAACGACAAAGTGCTCGGCTGGGCGGTCAGCGTGTTCAACAAGAAGGGCTTCGTCTCTAAGCGCGTCGCCGACGAGCAAGATCGTCAGAGCACGGCCGAACTCGTGAGGTGGCTCATGCAAGACCAGACTCGTATGAGCAACCAAGAGCGCCAGGCGCACCAAGAAGCTCGCAAGGAGTTCTTTCCTACCGAAGCTGATCGGGCTGACGTTGAGCTGCTCAAGGGCTTGATCGCCGACGCTGAGGCTGACAACGACTACATCGAGAAGTTGCAGAAGGTCAACGCACAAGGTCACTGCAGCTCTGCGAACTTCAACTTGTTCGTCAGCGCGGTCACTCTGCTCAAGAAGCACCGGGTCACCGAAGAGCGTGCCGAGGCCGTCAAGAACGTGCCCGACGTTGTCGAAGGCCGTCAAGAGATCACCGGCGAGATCGTGAGCTTCAGGGCTGAGCCTGGGTATGGCTACTACGACCCCGACGTGATCAAGGTCTTGATCCGCGACGACGAAGGTCGCAAATACTGGGGCACCTACCCGGCAGCTCTGGGCACGCCGACCGAAGGCGATCGTGTCACCCTGACGGCAACCGTCAGCCAGGGCCGAGACGACAGCAAATTCGGAATTTTCAAGCGACCGGCGAAGGCGTCGGTCGTGTCTTCAGTCAACGAGAGGGCCGCAGCATGAACATCAACATGACGCACTTGCAAAAACTGAGAGTTACAGGCAGCAACGGAATCAGCAAGCTCGACGACGGCGACATCGAGGTCGCCTTCTACGACTACATCGAAGAGCCCGACATGATGGGGCCAGACGACAAGGGGCGGCTCTTGTTCCGCGAGATCTTCGCCCGCTGGCAGCGCGCCCAACGTGTCACGCCGGTCAGCGACGAGATCACCGAGAAAGCCTACAAGTACGACGAGCTGCAGCGCGTTCTGAGCGAGGTGCTGTCGTGAGCGCGATCAGATCAACCGTTACCAACGCCGCCGGCTTCGCTGGCTACAAGAAGGGTGACGTCATAAAGGTCGACACCGATCGGCAATACTTCGTCGGGGCCGACGGCGGCACCGGCTGGGCCTGGCTGCAGACGAGCGGGCTCTACAAGATCACAAGCGCAACACCGACGACGCTCGACGTCGTCGAGTACCGCAACGACCGTCAAGTCTTGTTGTGGATGAGGGCTGTCTTGCTCGCCAAGTTTGGCACGCTGGCGAACCTGGCGCTGCTGCTCGCGTGGCTTTGAAGGCTGCACGAGCGGCCCTTGAGTCGGGCGATTGTACCGGGCGGCGCTTGCGTCGCTCTACGGGCCTCTCAGGGCGTCTGACGAGGTGTCGGTCTTGTCAGTTTTGTTGATCATTCTCTGACGGCCTTCGATCTGGCCCATAATCCGCTTCAGCGCCGAGCCGACCTCGATCTTGCCGTGGTCGTTTTCGGTCGCTCGCAGGGCCCCCCTGATCAGCCGGCGCAGATCATTCGACGATATCTCAATCTTCACGAAGCGCGCCGCGCTATCTCTGCAAGCAGCTCTTCAGTCGTGGCTGAGCCGATCGCTGCCGCTTTGGCGTCGGCCGGCTTCATGAGACCCCGCTCGCGCATGTCGATCACGTCTTGCTTGAGCTGGTTGCGCTGAGCGACGACCTGATCGTGACGCTCTTGCCAGGTCACCTCGGCCTGCTCTCGCTCTTCAAGCTCTCGATGACACTTGCGCAGCTCGTTGTGGCCATTGAGCAGGGCGGTCACCGCAGCGGCCAGACCTTGCGGATATTCGCCGTCCATCTCTTGACCGCAAAGGCTGCAATTAGTTGTTACTCTGCAGGGCATAATCTCTCACCTTATGATTTTGTGATCTTCAGATAGAGCGCCGGGTTGTCGACCTGAAAAGGCGACAAGTAGGCGTTCATGTTTGTCTCGTTGATGTCGATCGCCGGCAGCGTGTTGACCGGGTTATTGAGTAGAGCGATCACCTGGGCACCGAGGTCGCGCAGAAACTCGTCAGACGGCCGCACGCAGGCGTAGCCGTTGAGGTGAATCTTCCCATGCGCTAGGGCGTGCATCACCGCATATTGAAGCTGGGCTTGCGTGACGGGGCGACGCAGGTCGAAGTCGTAGTCGGTCTCTATGTCTATAGTCAAAATGGTATATCCCTGATGAACATCTCGCAGCCGGTCGCGAGCACGCTGGTCGGTATCGGCTGGTCGTTCGCCGCCTGGCAGACCGGGCCGCTGTCGTCGCCGGCCAGATGCTCGCAGTTAAAGCAAGCCGGCGTGCTGAGCTGGGCGTCGATCGCGTCTCTGATTTTTATGAGCAGTTCGCGGTCAGTCATCGGCGTGCTCGTCGTGGTATTTAATGACGTGCTTGCGCACCGCTTCGATCATCTCTTCGCTCACTGGCAGCTCGCGCAGGGCGTGCATCACCGTTGTATGGTGTCGGTTCACGAAGTAACCGATCGACGGCAGCGAAAGCTCTTGATCACGCAAGAGCCTCATGGCAAGCCAGCGGGGCGTGACCAGCATCGTCGACCGTGACTTGCCGAGCACTTGCTTCTCAGGCACTCGAAAATAATCGCATACGCCTGCAATGATCAGGCTCGGGTCTTGTGGTCTCATCATTAGAACGGTATCTCGTCTTCGCCGATGCTATCCCAGTCAGGCAGGATAGGCTCGGGCGGTTTTACAGGTTCGAACGCGAAGTCGTACTTCACGATCCGATCATACTTGCCCTCTTTCCTGACCATGATGCGGCCGGGCTTTTTGAGGTACTCCCGGCCGAGCAAGACGTGCTCAGTCGTGGATTCTGCCGACGTCGCCGGGTCGATGCCTCGATCGGTCAGCCAGCGGGTCGCCTTCGTCTTCGCATAGCCTTCATGATCAGGGCAGACCCATTCGTCGAAGAACTGCAGGCCGCAGCGGTAGGTCACCTTGACCGAGTCAGGCTTGCCGAGCTTCTCGTGCCGGCGGTAGGTCACCTCGTTCACCTCGAACCATTCAGGCTGAGCCAGTGTCGAGATGATCGCTTGCGTGCTTGCCGTCTCTTCGTGCTTGGGCGGCCAGACATACTGACAATGTGGGCAGATGCGCGCATTGACTGCAACGATCGCATGGCAGTCTGGGCACTCTTTCGTCGGGGCCGTGCCGGCGAGTTCGACCTCGCCTGCAACGCCGCCGAGCTTGTCGATAATGTTGATCGTGTCGACCGGGCCGTGCCGGTTCACATTGCCGGCGAAGTCGAGCACGAGGCAGTCTTGCTTGCCGTTCTCTGGGTTGAGCCGCATGCCTCGGCCGCACATCTGAATATAGAGCGCCGCCGACTGAGTCGGTCTCAAGAAAGCGATCAGGTCGCAGATCGGCGCATCGAAGCCGGTCGTCAAGATGTCGCAGTTCGTGAGGCACTTGATCCTGCCGGCCTTGAACTCTGAGATGATATGCTCGCGCTCATCTTTGGGCGTCTCGCCGTGAAGGCATTCAGAGACGACGCCGTGCCGCGAGCGCATGAAGTCAGCGACGTCTTGCGCGTACTCGACGCCAGGGCAGAACACGAGCCAGGCGTTGCGGTCTTGGCCGTACTCGACGATCTCGGCGCAGGCTGCCACCTTCACGCGGGTCGCCTCGTCGACCATGTCGGACGTCTTGAAGTCGCCGCGCACCGTCTTCATGCCGTCGGTATTCATTCTCTCGACGCCGGCCTTCGAGATCAGGGGCACGAGATGGCCTTCGTCGATCAGCCTGGTGATCGGCAGATTGTAGGCGATGTCAGTGAAGAGCGCGTCGTCGCCAGTATGCAAAAAGCCAGAGTCGAGCCTGAACGGCGTCGCGCTGAAGCCGATGATCTTGACCTTGTCGTTGATGGTCATCATGTCATCGAGAAAGCGCCGATACATCGTGTCGTTCTTGGCGGGCACGAGATGCGCTTCGTCGATCGTGATCAGGTCGAACCGGCCGAGCTGGTCGGCCTTGTTGTGCACCGATTGAATGCCGGCGAAGATCATCGGGTTGAATCGGTCGCGGCGCTTCATGCCGGCGCTGTTGATGCCGATGTCAATCTGCGGGCTGAGCCGCGACATAGTCACCGAGTTCTGCTCTATCAGCTCTTTGACGTGCGTTAGTGACAGTATGCGCTGGCCCGGCCAGCCGAGAATGACGTCGCTGCAAAAGCTCGCGTGAATGACAGACTTGCCGCCGCCGGTCGGGACAACTGCCAGCGGGTGACCGTTGTGCGAAGAGAAGTAATTGAAGAGCGCGTTCTTGCACTCTGATTGATAACCTCGAAGCTGCACTAGGTCATCGCCCTCAACTGGTTGGTGAGTTTCGTTCTGAGGCACTTCGCTGCAGACGTGGCTGCGGCGAGCTGCGACTCTAAACTCTCAAGGTAGCCGTGCCGCTGTAACAACATTTCAGCCGCGAGAACGTGCTCGACCTTGATGGCGTGCGGATTCTCAAGCCGGTATCTGATCGCCTGGGTTGAGATTCCGAGGGCGCGAGCGACCTCGATGAATCTGGCGTTGTTGGCTCTCGGGTGCGTCTTCGGCAAAGTGTCGGCCAAGCTCTCGACGAGCGTCGCGTACCGATTGCTCAAAGCAATCTGGCTATTTTCCATGTCTAACGATCCTGAGATGCTTGCGGCCGGCCCCGAAGTCTAGCACTCCATAGCCGTCTGGTATAGCTTGAACGCAGCCGCCTTTCTCAAGAAAGGCTTGAACGTCTGCCGCGATCTTGTCTCTGACTCGCTGCTTGTTCTCGACCGGGTCTTCTGCCGCGTCTTGCGCGTGCTTGATCGGGCCGCTTGTCGTTGTCATGGGCGCGAGCCCTTTGCCGAATCTACTGCTCATTCTGTTACCTCGTGGGTCTCGATTAGTGTGCCGTTGAACTCTTGCTTCAGCGTGTCGACGACCTCGTCGCCGATCATGTTCTTCGCGTCTGCCTTGTATATCTCGACCGAGCTGTATCCGGTCGGGCCGTTCTTAAATACCTTGCCGGTGATCTTGTTCGTGTAGACGACGTCGTCGTCGATCGCGTCGATCGGCTCTGCCCACGTCTCAAGCATCTGGGGCAAGTAGGCGTGCGAGGCGCAGCCGTTCATCTGCTGATTCTTGTCGAGCTGCAGGTTGTACTTCTCGCAGAGCCAGGTCGCCTCACCGTCGGGCGCTGCAGTCGCATGCACGCATGACCTGCAGGTCGGGACGGGTGCGGCTTTAGAATGGCAGGTCGCGCTATGGTCGCAGAAGTTACACTGCCACCATGCCGGGTCGTCAGAGATGCGCGCCGGCGGTTCGACTGACTCGATGATCGTGCGCGCTCGCTCCATGATCTGCACGAACTCTTTCTTGTTGAATTTGACGCGCTCAATGTAGAGGTCGTCGTCATTCTTGTTGACGGCCATATAGAGCGCCCGGTCGATTGAGCTGAGGCCCATATAAACCTGCATCTGCGCATAGTGCTCGGGCTTCGACTGCTCGACGCCATCCTTCACGAGTGACTTGAAGCTCTTATCGTTGTGCGTCTTCATCTCGATAATGTGCGGGCTCTTCGGGGCTTCGGGCACGCCTTCGGTCGCGATGCCGTCACCGCTGCCGCCGAAGTGACCGCCGTGCGCTGACCATTGCCATTGTTCGCTGGTGCGCGGGTCGATCTCAACGACCTCAACGCCGATGCGCTTCAGCTCTTCAACGAAGACCGCCTCTTCTCGCTGGCCTCGATTGAACAGGCGCAGCACGCGACCGGGAAAGTTCGCGACCGTCGACCATCTGAACGAATACCAGATTGAGCGCGTGCACGGCCGGCCGATGATCGACGCGCCGAGGTGCTCTCTGAATCCGTTGCCGGCCCGGTCTTCCCAGCTCTTGAAGATCAGGTTGCGCGTGTTGTGCGTTGGCTCGGGCATTACCGCCATTCGTTTAACCTCATAAATTCAAACACGTCGCTCATGCCGCTCTTCTGCCGAGTATGTTGTGCTCCGGGTCGAAGACGTCGATCAATAGGTATTCTAACTGCGTGAGCTGCCTGTCAGCGAGGCTCGCGCCGTCGACATACAAGACCGCATCGAAGTCTTTGTCTTTAATGTGTTGCCCTGATCTCTGTAATGCGCTCACTCGGCTTTGACCAATA